TATACAGATTAGTCAAGACTACTCTTCTATGGTTAACTTTGCTAGATGTAAGGTATTGGGTGCTAATGTTCTCAGAGGACCAAAGCAAGTACCTTGGGATGGTAAATTAGAGTATGACTATCAGTTATGGATTGACTCTGATATTGTCTTTACTACAGAAAAGTTCTGGCAACTCTGTGATGTAGCAGTACCAGCAGAAGGTGAAGAGCGTAGGATTAGTGCTGGTTGGTATGCCACTGAAGATGGCACAACTACCTCAGTTGCTCACTGGTTAGAGGAAGATGATTTCAGAAAGAATGGTGGTGTAATGAATCATGAAACTGTAGAGACTATGAGTAAGAGGAAGAAGCCTTTCACAGTAGACTACACAGGTTTTGGTTGGGTATTAATTAAGAAGGGTGTCTTTGAGAACCTTCCTTATCCTTGGTTTGCTCCTAAGATGCAAGTCTTTGAGTCTGGGGCAGTACAAGATATGTGTGGTGAGGATGTCTCATTCTGTTTAGATGCCATTGAAGCAGGTGATGACATATGGTGTGATCCTCGTATTAGGGTGGGTCATGAGAAAACAAGAGTAATCTAGGAGACCTCTAATGACACTATCAAAACAAGTAGAAACCTCATTAGATGAGGCAGTTGCATCATTAAGGAATGCTCTTGCTTTTGCAGCAAGAAATGAGGAACCTTATATTAGTAAACATATTGCTGATGTAATGTTCCAAATAGAAAATCTCAAGAATGTATCTAATGTTCTTGCAATGTCTGAACAAATTATGAAACAATTGGAGGATGAAGACTAATGCCTGTGCGAAAATCTCTCTCTGGGAATGAGTTTGTTGAAACAATACCCAAGAAGACAAGTCAAGGAACTGGAAAACACACTAAGTATGCTGCTACCAGTTCAAATAAACCTAAAAAAAGGTATAGAGGACAAGGAAGATAGTACAAGAGACCTAAGGGTCTCTTTTTTTATGATAAATAACTTATATTTACCGTTGTTTCATGCCTGTAGAAAGGATTAGTAGGGGATTTAAGGATCTTAGCATGTCCTTTCAGGTTAATCCCATCAATTCAGACCTAATTGCTACCAAGAATGAGACTGCAATTGCTCGTTCTGTTAGGAATTTAGTCATCACTAGACCTGGTGAAAGATTTTTTAATCCAAATCTAGGTTCTAAGGTGTATGAAACCCTATTTGACAACATGGATGAGATTTCTGCATCCATTATACAAGATGAAATTAGGGATACCATTGATAATTATGAACCTAGAGTGGAATTGATTGAAGTTATAGTTGATCCTGACTATGATAACAATGCTTTTGATGTAGTTATTAAATATAATATAATAGGAATTGATGCTCTTCCTCAACAATTAGCATTTGCTCTACAGTCAACAAGATAAATGGCACTAGTTAATTTTACAAACCTAGATTTTGATCAAATAAAGACCTCTTTGAAGGATTATTTGAGAGCAAATTCTAATTTTACAGACTATGACTTTGAAGGATCAAACCTTTCTAGCATAATTGATGTATTAGCATACAATACTTACATCAATTCTTACAATGCTAACATGATTAGCAATGAAGTATTCATTGATAGTGCTACTTTAAGAGAAAATGTAGTCTCATTAGCACGTAATATAGGTTATACTCCCAGATCAAGGACTGCAGCAAAGGCACTAATCTCCTTTTTTGTAGATACTAGTGATTTTACCACTAAACCCATCACTCTAACCCTTAAAAAAGGTATTGTTTCCACTTCTGCTTCAACATTTGGGTCAGAAAGTTACTCTTTTTGCATTCCAAGTGATGTTACAGTACCTGTAGTTGATGGAATTGCTACATTTGCTGATGTGGAGATCTATGAAGGCACATTTTTAACCTCAAATTTCACTGTTTCAAGTTTAAACCCTGCTCCACCTACAAAATACATCTTAGAAAATGCAAATATTGACACTTCTACTCTAGAAGTCTTAGTTAGAGGCACTCAATCTAGTACTTCTTCTAAAAAATATGTATTTTCTGATACTTTGATAGAAGTTACAGATAAATCTAGGGTATATTTCCTTCAGGAGATTGAAGATCAGCGTTATGAGTTGATTTTTGGTGATGGAGTCTTTGGTGAGAAGTTAGAATCTCTTAATTTCATAGAAGTTTCCTATATTACCACTAGTGGATCTGCTGGAAACAATGTCTCATCATTCTCATTCAATGGTAGAATTGTAGATAATAATAATAACCTTATTAGTACAGGAATTTCAATTATTACCACTATAAATGACTCCATAGGTGGTAAAGAAATTGAATCTGTAGACTCAATTAAGCGTTATGCACCTAAAATCTACTCTGCATACAACAGAGCAGTGACTGCTGCTGATTATGAGGCACTAATTCCTAAAATTTACCCAGAAACTGAGTCTGTTTCAGTTTTTGGAGGTGAAGAATTGACTCCTCCTAAGTATGGAAAGGTTTTTATCACTATAAAACCATTTTATGGACCTTATGTACCAGATTCTATCAAAAATAACCTTAATTCTATGCTCAGAAAATATTCTGTTGCTGGAATTGTTACAGAAATCCAAGATTTGAAATATTTGTATGTAGAAGTTGATGTAAATGCATATTACAACCCTAGTTTAGCACAAAGTGCAAATGCAGTTCAAACAGTAGTAATGAATAATATTAATGCTTATGCAGATTCCTCTGAAATGAATAAATATGGAGGAAAATTTAAATATAGTAAATTCCAAGGTGTAGTAGATAATAGTAATGATTCAATTACTTCAAATATTACAAAAGTAGTAATGCGTAGGGATTTGAAACCTGTACTAAACCAAAATGCAGAATATGAACTTTGTTTTGGTAATTCATTCTATATGAAGAATCAAAATGGTTATAATATTAAGTCATCAGGATTCAGTGTATTTGGTCAACCCAATACTGTTTATTTGAGTGATTTACCTAATGCAGATAAAAAGACAGGAACTTTATTCTTGTTTACATTAGCATCAAAAGGAAATCCTATAATTGTTTCTACTAATATAGGTACTATTGATTATCAAAGAGCAGAACTATTGATTAAACCTATTAATATAATAGGAACATCAAAGCAAGTACAAAATATACCTATAATAGAAATTTCTGGTTGTCCTAAATCTAATGATGTTATTGGACTTCAAGATTTATATTTACAATTAGATATTAGCAATAGCACTGTTGATATGGTTGCTGACAGTATTACATCTGGAGACAGCATTTCTGGTACTAATTACACTGCTACCTCAAGTTATGTTAATGGTGATATAGCTAGATTGACTGATACTGAGAAGCAAAATACCACCCTTCTCTCCTCAGATACATACGTATTAGGAGCTACTAATTTAGAACTTTTAGGTGAGTCTAATCCTACACCAATGAATACTACATCATCATATTAATCCTTTTTTCTTAAATGTCAGAAAATACAAGAGTCAAAATTAGTTCAGTTGTTAAAAATCAACTGCCAGATTTTATAAGAGCGGATTTTCCTCTTGCTGGTGAATTTTTAACACAATATTATACTGCCATTGAAAATCAAGGATCTACTCTTGATATTTTGCAAAATATTGATGAGCATATAAAAATTGATGAGTTAGTAAATGTTATAGATTCTACAACTCTATCTAATAATGTTGGAATAGCAAGTAATACTATAGATGTTAAATCTACCACTGGATTTCCTGATACTTATGGATTAATTCAGATTGATAATGAAATTATTACATATACTGGAATTACAACCAATTCATTTATTGGATGCGCACGTGGATTTAGTGGAATTACATCATATAGAAGTGTTAATAAACCTGATGAGTTAGTATTCTCACAATCTGGTATTGCTACTCATTCTTCAGGAGCAGTAGTTAATAATTTAAGTATTAGATTCTTACAAGAGTTTTTTAAAAAGGTAAAGAAGCAAATTGTACCAGGATTTGAAGAAAGAACTTTATCTGATGATATAGATCAAAGACTATTTGTTAAACAAACAAAGGATTTTTATTCTTCCAAAGGAACAGACCAATCTTTTGAGATTTTGTTTAGAGCACTTTATGGAAAAGATGTAGAAGTCATAAAACCAAGAGATTTTCTCTTTATACCATCAGATGCTGATTATAAAGTTTCAAAACAACTTGTAGTTGAGTCTGTTGATGGAGATCCTATGGATCTTCTAAACAGGAACTTATTTCAGGATGCTGTATATGGATTTGCTAAAGCAAATGGTGCTATTAGTGATGTAGAAAAAATAATAAGAGGAGAAAAGACTTATTATAGATTAAGTTTGGATTATGATCATAATTTAGATAAAGTAAGCGGTGATTTCTCTATACATCCTAATACTAGATTAATAAATTCTGTTTCTGTAGGATCTACTGTACTAGATGTTGATTCTACTGTTGGATTTGGAACTACAGGTACTTTAGTTGCTAGTTTCGCTGATGGATCAAATACTAATATAAATTATACTTCAAAATCCTTAAATCAATTTTATGGATGTTCTGGAATAGATAAAAATATATTATTAAAGCAAGATTTAAGATTAGATGCATTTGCTTATGGATATTCTGGCATAGGAACTGCAGATGTAGTTAAAGTTAAAGTAACTGGAGTTTTATCAGATTTAAATTGTGAATTTAACGCTACTTATTATAATGAGGAAGGTAGTGTTATTGAACCTAAAGGTTTAGGTTCTATTTCTAGGAGTGAAGTAACTAAAAACTTATTTACTAATATTTCTATTACATATAATGTAGAATCCATAGAACTTATTGATGATTCTAACTTTACTTACAAATTAAGTCTTACTGATAACCATGATTTTAAATCTGGTGATGATGCATTAATTAGTGGTCTTTCTTGTGAAATTATTTCTCTTGTAAGTTCTAAAGAAGTCTTAATTAAAGGTTCTGGTGAGTTAAATCCTAATGCAACATATAGTATACAAAGATTGCTATCTAAGTCTAGATTAAGTAACTATCCTACTGCTAGTATTTACACTACTAACGTTCAGAATTCTTATTTAGATGATAATGAGGTATATATTGCTTCTCCATCAATTCCAAGTTATTTTAATGATGCTTTAGACATTAGAGAGACTGATATTACATTCTCTGGGTCTTTTACTAATAGCACTGAGATAGTTATTAGCAATCACGGTCTAATAACTGGTGATAGAGTAACTTATGTTAATAGTGGTGATGATAATAAATTAGATATTGATGAAAGTGATTATTTCATCAAAAAGGTTGATATTAATACCATTAAACTTTCTAAAAGTAATGCAAATATTTCTAATGACATATATGTCTCTTTTAGTGGAACTGTAACTAATAATAAATTTGAACTTACTAGATTTGCTCAAAAATCAATACAATCTCAAAAATTAATAAGAAAAATTAAAGATCCTGTTTCCTCTTTAATTAATAAACCCACTCCA